TTGAGGCAACAGCCTGCGGGCCTGCAACGTCGTAAATCTGCTGCATCTCTGGAGGGAGGCTGGAGCGTAGCGCCGCTTCGGCTTTTTCGCGCTTATCGCGGTCTGCCATCATGCGGGAGGTTTCCTGCTCCTTCAGCAGATCGAACACCCGCCCACGGAATCCCTCCTGTGCCCCTCTACGAGCCGCTAGGAGCGTTCTGGGATCGTTCCCGCCCGCTACTAGCCCCATCGCAAAGTCCGTCCCAGCGCCTTGTCTGGCCTGCTGGAGCATTTGAGGGTCTAGGCCCAAACGCGGGTCAACCGGCATACTGCCGAGAAGACCCTGATTGATGGCTCCGGGGAGGCCAGCGAGTCGTCCGAGAAGTCCAGGGATGTCCATTTAGCCCTGCCAGTCGTTGTAGCTGTCGTAGGGGTCGATTGCCGCCTGTGGAGGCTTACTCATGCCCTTCCACCAGTCGTACACGCTGCTTCCGACCTGTGCGCCCAACTGAGCGCCGCCCAAGGTTCCAAGCAATCCGCCAGACTGCGGCGGTGTCCCGACTCCCGCAACACTCGTACCGGGTTGGAGGGCAGACGACCACCAATTCAACTGCTGAGATGGGTAGGCTCTGTTCTGGTCCCAGTAATTCCCGTAGTTAACGTCCAACTGCTGCTGAGTACGTGCGTCCTGAGCCGAGCCGATACGGGCCATGCTCTCCGCGTCCTGACTGTTCGCAGCGCCCATGCGGTCCCCAAGGATTCCAGTAAGGAACGCATTGCGGTTCTGCGTCTCCGCCGTGCCCATCTGGCCCATGTAGTCGTACTGCTGATTGGCGTACTTCGCCTGATTCAGACGGTCCACATCGGCAGAGGCAAGACCAGCGGCAGTCTCAAAGCCCTGATTCCTCAACTGGGCGGCAAGGAGGGATTTGTTTCTGAGCGCGTCCGCCTCAAATTGGCCCTGCGCGACCCCAAACCGCGAACCCCCGAAAGCGCCTGCGGCCTGCGCCTGCGAGGCGAGACCGTTGTACTGGACTGCTCTTTGGTTTTCGAGGTCAGCAAGTGAGGCATCGACCACCTGATTCGTGTAAGGGTTGAGGTAGGGGGAAAGGTCCGTCCCGGCCCACTGCGAGGCTTCAACCTGTTGAGGGTTGATAGTCGTATTCTGCAACCGCTGGGACGTATCCAGAGCCGAAGAATAGTAGGGTTGAGTCGTCCCTACGTTGTTCCGAATCATGTCAAAGGCAGCTTGCGTGTCCGGAGAAAACGGAGCGACACGCTGACCCTCGTAGGGGGTGTAGGGCTGCTGGGCTAGATCCTGCCCCATTGCCCCAAGTTGTTTCGCGCCCTGACGGAGCCACTTCGGGGCCTGATTACCACCGGACTTCTTGCCGCCAGCCATGCCGCCGAGAATAGATCCGCCAGCCTGAATCGCCGGTCCAACCCATGCCATTATGTGAGCCTCTTAACGTAAACGGACGCTACGTGGGTGTAGTTACGCTTCCGCGCTTCCTTCGCCCACCCTGTTCGCCCAACCGTTGTAAGGACTTCGCATCCGGCCTGTCTTGCTTCTTCCTCGACATCATCGAGTAGTTGCATTAGTTCTTCGTATGCTCCGCCCGCCGCCAATACCTGTACTCCAATCCCACCACTCTGTAGTGGGACACCAGACGTAACCATTGCGGCGTTCTCGGACTCCCAGAGTTGGTAGTTCCCAGAAGCAATGCCGCTTTCAATATCTTCAATCGTGAAGTCCTGCACGTCGTACTGAAGTGCATCCACGATGTAGTCCTGCCAACTCATGGCTCAAGCACCACCAAGCGTTCCTCGTGGTCGTCCGTGGTAGTTTTCAGCCTAGAGAGTTCAGCAAGGATCTGCTGGATTTGTCGTTCAATCTCAGCAGACCGTTGCTGCTCAAGATGCTGCTCGTACTTTTGGGGTTGGTTAGGGAGTCTCATCGCGCCCCACTCGCCTTCACGTCAGCACGGTAGGTTCCAACTCTCCAGTCTGCGTCGTCTACAGCCTGGATCGTGATGGACGCTTGCCTACCAGCAGCACGGGTATCCGTATACCCATCCGACCTTACCGTGTAAGGGCCGTAGGTGTACTCTGTTCCGTTGGGAACAAATCTTGTTTTGATAGTAACATTCACGTTACCACTCGTCTGCTCGTCGGGGAGAATCTGAAGCACGTCCATGATGTTGTCGCCGCTTCCAATCTCCATGTACCCCGCCTTGGCGTAGATACTTGCGGCTCGCGTAACCCCAGAGTCGGTGTTGCCGTTCTCTTGGAGATACAAGTAACCATCGGAGGAAACCGCAACGGGGTGCCCCCAGACTCCACGGTCTAGCCATGCGGTTCTGTCGAGTTCACCGATGTACCAGATGTTTTGTTTGTAGTTCCAGACTGCGTATTTGGTTTCACCATCATTCGCAGGGAAGAACCACCAGACTTCGGATTGTTCTGCGAGAGTTCCGCAGTACACTTCCGTCTGCTTGACCTTGTTGAACTCAGCTTCAACCCAGTCCTCAATGTCGCAGGGGATGTTCTGGACAACGCCGTTGTAGGCGTAGAACCTAGCGTCGTTGCCCATCCATGCCACGGTGCCATTTACAGCCACGGCTGCGTTCGGCCCGGCTACGCCGCACTGTGTTCCAACTCGCTCAAAGGCGAACACCAATGGAGAGCCGACGAACCGCATGACATGGGCATCGGTTGACGTAAGAATCAACGTCTCGCCACGGGTCTTAACTGCACAACGGAGATGCCCGTTGGTGCTTAAGAGGAAGTCGCCAGCCTGATTGACTGAGGATGGTGTCCAGTCGGTGTTGTCTTCGGCATCCGACCACGCAACCGTTCTAGGGTCTCCACCGGAGCCAAGGACAACAAGATGCCTCTGCTCAGAGACGAAGACAAAGCGGTTGTTCGTCGGGGCGTTCGTAACTACAGCGGCGGGGGATGATGTCGTTCCAGACCACTCGTACACCTTTCCGTCGCCAGTCGAACAGCCGACAAGGTTCTCACCCCACGAGTCAAATGACCACGTAGCGGCTTCTAGGATCAGCCCTGAAGTTCCAGTGCGCGCCGTGCCGTACTCTTGCTCGCCGTAATCCAATGCGCCGTAGCCGAGACCAGCGAGAGAGTCGCCCTGTCCAGGGACAAAGCCCACAGGTGTGATGTCGAACAACGACCCCTCGTCGTGGACGTACAGCTTCTCGTTCGTCCCAATAGCCAGCCAGCGGTAGTTGTCGTTATCCCTCCACGAGAACAGCCCACGGCAAGTTCCGGTAACGGGAGTCAGCGAGAACTTCTGCCACCCGCCGACGGGCATCATTAGCCCATCAATCCACCGGATCAGGTTGGTGTCGTACCACCTTCCCGCAGCGGAATACTCCGTGGCGTTCCTATACACACCCGGAGGGATTTCCAGTTTGACGAGCATTACTTGACAGCCTGATCCGCGAGAATGTCCGTCTTCCTCTGGGAGCCAGACGAAGTGCCAAACCAGAACTGCATGATAGAGGGGACGTTGGCGGTGATAACACCAAGAAGGATCAGGAACGGCTCTTTCAGTTCGGGCGAAATCTCAATCTTCCCGACGAAGAACGCCGACATGATTAGAAAGTACCCGCCGATGAACAGGAGGGAGAGAAGCATCTGCGGGCGCATATTGATCTTTGCCATGTCCCGCGCAGACGCACGGTCCAGAGCTTCGACCTTGTGCTGCTCAACGCCAAGTTCCTCTAGTTTGAGAATGTAGTCCTGTTCAAGTTTCTTGAGGGCGAGAAGCGTCTCGGGCTTCTGCGTCAGTATGGCTTCCTCAAGATCAGCGACTTTGCCTCCACTAACAAGGCCACCGAGAATCTGACCAGCAAGACCGCCCAGAGGGCCGCCAAGAGCGGCACCAAGGCTAGGGGCGACAACAGAGACGACCTTCTTAGCTTTTTCACTGAGGCGCAAACCCATTTAGATTTCCTCTGCATCAAACTTGTTGTGCTTTGCAATGTTCTTGGAAGCCGGGATGACTTGCAGATTCCACGGAACATGCAGGCCGGACGCTACTTTGGCTTTCAGCGGAACGATATGGTCAACGTGGTGCGGGATGCCAAGGCATGAAGATACGCGGCCAGCCATCTCGTAGAAGCAAACCATGTCCCTAGGTCTTATGCCCGGAAGCATTTGCTCCCGCGCTCTCCGCCGACGAGCCGACACGTATGCTCGCTTGCGGTCCGGGTGCGCTGTTCTGTGCCGCAGAGAAGCGGCCCTGTATAGTTCCGGCTTCTCCGCCCTGCGCTTCGCGTCGTAAGCCCGCTTCTTGTCTTTGTTTGCAAAGTACCAGTCTCTAGCGACCGCAATGGCGCATGGCTTGCAGCGCGGCGCATACCCGCCGTGGCTCTTTGATTTGTGAAACTCAGACAGGGGCTTCCGCTCGTTACACTCGTGACAACGCTTATCTAGCGCTGTTGTGCTTAAATTCATAGTGATTCGGGTCTTGAAACCTTCCGCCCCACCTCGCGTCTTCGTGCTGCGTCTCCCACCACGCCCCAATCTCCGAGTGGCCCTCGTCGTCAGTTATGTATCTGCCGTCCTTAAACAGATTCAGGTCTATCGCTAGGCGGATCTTGTGGTTGCTGTTCGTAGCGGAGTAAGACCGCTT